TCACCGCTTAATATTACCCCAAAATAGATACACTTTCGTTTGTAATAATATCGCAAGAATATTAATTAATTTAGCAATCTTAGTGCTATCTGCTCCTTTAATGTATGTTATATAATCCGACGTTTTACCATAAGGGTCATGCCGGTTACTGGCAACTTCTCTTTTGAAGCGCGGATGTTTGCTTGCCGCGAAGGCGGTTTTAAGCTGGGTAATTTGTTCTTCGTTTAAGCTCTCAAGCGCAGATAGTACATACCGTTGGCTTCCGATTAACTGTAAATTGAGACCTAGTGATAGAACTGCCTGCGTTTGCCGCCGGAGTTCTTGTTTGGTTTGTTGTTCTGCGATCTTTTTCATGCCTGCTTTTTCTGCAAAGGGTGAGTATTTCGCCATGACTGCCACCATTTCCACGTATGGTGTGCCAGCTTGGGGTAAGGTATCATGAATTATTTTTTCGCCTAGGCCTATGGTGCGGTATTTTGGGTGAATTACTATGCGATTGATTATGCTTAGTTGCTCGTTGAGTTGCTGCATAGTCATTCTGGTTAAAACCTGGCGTCTTCCAAAGCAAGCGGGGGGTGGGTAACTGTAGACTATGACGCCACAAAGCTCGTCACCACGGACCATGCGGAAGATTTTGCGGGCGGGGGCTATATTGTGCCCTCGGTAGTGGAAGGGCGTGAGTTTTTGCCAGTCAGCTCTTGTACCTTCTTCGATTTTCATCTCTTTGGTTAAGCTGCATTCAGTGGCTGGAATGTTTGGGTAGTATTTGATTTGGATTTCTTCGCCAAACCGCTTACGTATTAGTACGCTGGGTTTTAGATCCTCGACTAGGTCGTTATGAGTTGTAGCTACTATGACTGCTTTACACTGTTGGCGAGCGAGTTTTTGGAGGTTGTAGGCGATGATTTTTGCTGTGTCTCGGTCTAGGCAGGCGGCGAATTCATCCATTAGCCACCATTGTTTGCCTGATTCGATGAGTTTGGCGATTCTGTAGCGGTATTTTTGGCCATCGCTGAGTTGACTGTAGGTGCGTAGAAACAGAAAGGCATCGTTTAAGCCGACTTTACTTAGCAGATCTAAGCCTTGCTCGACGGTGGCGCCTACGGTTTCGATTAGCGGTTTGTCAGGGTCTACTTGGACTTCTAGGAGGTCAATTGCTTCTTCTCCAAGGTCAGCACGGATCGCCCGGAGCAAAACGCTCTTGCCGCTCCCGCTATCACCTGTTATATAGACGATGTCTTGGGGGCCTATCTTTAGTTCTGCATCCAGAACTTTGAATCGCTGGGTTTCATCGATTCCCAAACCGAAGGCTTCAGCTACAACCAAGCTCCGAGGTGTTGGCTTAGTGTGTGTTTCATAGCTAATATTGAAGGTGAATTTGCCTTCCTCTTGGTTGTATACTCGTCGGAATTGCCTTATGCGGAGGTCTCTTTGTCGTCTCATTTTTTGGTCACCTTGGAATAACTGTTAAGAATGGTTCTGGTTCCATCTGCACTGTTGCAAACACGGCTAGTGCGATACTCCAAAACACGTCGTCATGGGTGCCGTTTGGGTGTGAGTAGCCTATGGCGCCGTCTTTGCGAAGGTCATAACGTTCCACGTTTAGCTCAGTGCAGAGGTCGCCCCTGTAGGGTCGCTCCCAGTTAAGCAGTGGATAATAGAACTGTTTGTTCATCATGCGCTGTTTTAGCAGGCTTGCCATCTCGCTTTTGCGGGGCACGCTAAAGTTGACGCCTTCAGCGTTTTCGATGCCTGCAGTTTGCATGTCGGCTATGATGCTTGGGCCTTCGCGGGTGAAGTCAACTCGGATTTTTTGGAAGCCGCCCCACCTGTCCTGCAGTGCCTTTAGATAACCGAGAACTTGGGCGTAGAGTGTGGGCTGCTGGAAAATCTTCAGATGCCGAAGAAACAGTTTATCGTTTAGCCGCTCAACCACCGAGAGCACACAGTAATCACGGGTTTGTGCCAAGTCAAGTCCAGCAAAGAAGTCACCTTCACAGCTAGCTTCGGGATTGAACTCTTGGAGGTCTTCCCCACAATTCTTAACCGTACCCACGCAAGCAACGATCAAGCTCTGAGCCAGCCAAACATCTTCGTCCTCTGCCCATTCTGCCTCCATTTCACGACGCCAACGCTGCGGATCATCCCCGAACTGGCGTTTAATCTTCTCAACAATAGTGGGCTTAAGCGGACCATTGGGTTCAAGGGCATCACTCCAGCGAACATGTGACCGCGCAAAATCGGAATAGTCTTTGTGGTTGCACATCTTCCAAAACAGCGAATCTGTATTCCAAGGCGTTGACGTCGCGATTAGTTTGCCGTTGGTTGTTCCAAGCGTAAACAGGATAGCGTCATAGAGTTCCTCGTCGTTTGGAACGAAGTTGGCTTCTTCGATCCAGATAACTTTGAAGGTTGGGCCTCTGATTGTGTCGGGGTTGTTTGGGAAGGCTTCAATCATGCTGCCGTTTGGCAACGTAATCCTTGTTTTCTGGACGTGCAAGCCGGGCTGCTGGGGAAGCTTTCGACAAAAACCGCCCATGCGTCGTATGTTGAGTTTGGTTTGGCGCCAGCTTGGACCAACAATCGCTATGTAACTGTCAGGATGCTCCCAAGCATACTTGAGAAGTAACGCTGAAACCGAAAAGCTCTTGCCTGTCTGGCGTGCCCAACGTACAGCAGTAAACTGGTTCTTCTCAAACATCTCCGCAAGTTCCAGTTGGTAACGGTAAGGCGTAAACCCGAAGACTTGTTCAAAGAAACTCTTAACATCGCTCCTTAGGCTTTCGACCTTACGTTCACCTAGCTCTTCAGCAGCCGCTATATCTGAGCGCAAGCCTGCCCGTTCCTCAAGGAGTCGATCTTTATGCATTGCTCTGGGACTTTTTGAGAAGTTCCGCATACTTTTTTCTAGCCTCCATTAATTCCTCTTCCATTTCCCGATAATGCACATACTCGGCAAACCGCTCCTGGTACACTTTAACCCCAGCGATTATGCCGCGTAAACGCAAAACCTCAGCCTTATCCAGCCCCGGCGTCTTTAGCGCTTCCAAGGCGGCTGCAAGAATCTTTAGTGTCTCCTCGATGCTGGGCAAATCTTGGGGAAGCGTCAGTTCGGTAGAACAACAACAATTGGAATTTTTCGGCTGTTGTTGTTCTTTCAGTAACCCAAACTTTAGCAGCTTTTGGCGAATGGCTTCCTCAGTGTAGCGCCCGTCAAAGCTAAACACTAAGACTCTAAGGTCAGTTGTCCCCGAAGTGTACCAGTCCCTGAGTTTGTGCTCATCATCCGCAGGCCAAGGTTTGCCCTTCGTCATGTTTTCTGCCCCACAAACAACCCAATGACCGTGCCGCTTAGTCCGGTGATTGAAGCGAAAATCTCAGCGTTCCACGTACCTAAAATGGCTAAGTGCGCAAACTCAAGAGCCGACATAAACGCTGTCATGCCAATGGCAAATTTGACGCCCAACACAAGCTTAGCGGGCGGCTCTTCTGCGATGAAGCGCCCTCTCTCAAAGCGTCTCCTTGTCAATGCACGCTTAATTGGGTCTGCCATCGATACTCAACCTCCTCTGTGCAAGCGCTCTTCGAAAAGTTCTTGAGCGATTCATGGAACGGTGCCCGCCCATCATAAAACTGTTAACAAGCCTGCTAGCCGACTCGTTTGGAATATGCTCTTTAACTAAGACTGTTACGCCGAGTGCCCAACCGATCGGAATTGCGGTGTAGTCAAGATCGAAGAGACCATCGGCATAGCGAAAACTGTTCTGCGCAATCACGATATGCTTAATTTTGTCGCCGATTAAACCGACAAATATTCCCCAACTTTTAACGGGGACATCGATGGTCATGCCTGAGCCGCTGCTTTTACCGACTGAGGCATCGCACCAGTCAATAGCGATTAAGTCGCCGGGGTGGATGTTTTCAAAGAGTTTTACGATTTGTTTGCTCATTTTAGAGGTCACCGTTATCGCCTTGCCTTGTAGTTGTTAAGGGCGTTCGTTCTGGCTTTCAAGGCATAAATCCAGTCAGCCATCAGCTGCTTCTGATAGCCAAGATTCAAAGTAACATCCAGGGTGTTGTTTTCTGCCAACAAATGATAATCCACGCTTTTGACAAGAAAACTCACAGAGGAGATGCTTTCGTTTGGCAGAGTAACCTCAATCATATCGCCGGGCAAAATAGGCGAGGTACCATAATCGATTAAGGTGCTTTTTAGGGCCAGCGAGGTTTTGGCCTGTTTCTTGTAGGCTAAAATGGATTTAGCTCTAAGCATGCACTCGTTATCGCTGAAGAGGTCCTCAACGATGTCCACGTACTGGCGCTCGCCATAACTGGCAATGCTTGCGGCGTCGGTTTGCACATTGCTATACCTTGCACCGGTGAAGTAGAGCTGCCCATGCCAAACTTGACCACTCACGCCAGGGGTAGCTAGATAAGCCGTGACGGTCACCGTGCGGATATTCACCCAGTCAAAGTCGCTGGGAGCAGCCCAATCCGGTGCATGATTTACATCAACGTCAAGCTGAAACGTTGACCAATCATTACTTGCAGATACACTGTTGACATTTGAGAGGTTGCGGCCACAAACTCTTGACAAGGAATCGTGCAGGATAACCAAGAAGCCATCGGACTTGACAAGATCATCCCGCAGTAGTGCTAGAAACAGTTTGGGGTACATGTTGCCGTTTACGGTTGTGGTGAAGTAGAAGATGCTAACCGCATTGTAGGCCGTGCCCGTGGTGTTCTTTACGCTTGTGGCAGCAGAACCATACTTTATAGCGGAATCTAGAGAAATAGAGCCGCCATATCCTGTCCAGTAACCACTCGCAGGAGTAAGACTTTCGACCGTTTCATCAACGTCTACGGGTGTGCTTTTGGTGGCAGCGCCATAAATGGTTATTTTGTTTCTAACCGAGAGGATATCCGATTCCGTTTCTGCCTCTTCAATCCGTTCAACTAAGCTGACTGAGCTTGTTTTGGCGCCCCTATGGAAAAATTCAAAACGGCCATCAGGTGCAACCCTAAAATCATATCCGATAGCGCCCGCTTTGTCGCTGTCCTGAGCGATTTGTTTGAGGATTTCCCAAGCTTGTTTATTCTCATAGTCCAAGCGGGTGAAAGTGGTGTCGGTGTTTTCAACCAGCTCAACTGCGCTTCTCACATGAGGCAGACCCGAATGATAATCGAGGAGATGCTTGACGATGTCTTCGCCTTTCATGAGGGCATAGCCTTCGGTGACGTATTCGCGGAATAACCGCTCGCCCCAGTCACGGCCAGAAACAGTTACATAATGCTCAAAGGCGTTTGACTGGAACTTCATGTTCTCGTTTCGTGTGGTGATAAGTTGAGGACAATTAGCGCCTCGACCCATCATAATGTAACCGTCTTCGCCAAGCGCTATTGGAGAGTTACCGGGGCTGTATTTGCCGTCCCAGTTTTGTAGGCGATAGGCGAAGCTGCTGACTTCCTCGGTTCCGCCTAAGTGCAAGGCGATTTCTTGAATGTCAGCCTGATTAATCTGACCGCCCGATACACCAGAGTAAAGAGTTACTGAAGTAGGTGCAGGTTCGCTCAAGTATCCTCGACTCCTTGACGATAGATCGCCATGTCACCTGACCGTACAATCCCTCGTGTGGCGGTAGCGGTTTGGCTGGCTGTGGAGTTGAAGTTCTGCATGCTTGACGTTGCCGTATTCATGCTGTTGGCAAAGGAGTACATTGCAACTGCAGCAGCCGCAATAACAGCGATACCTACGCCTGTTAAAGCCAAGAAAGTCCCGTAACTGATGTTTAGGGCGTTTTGTGCAGCTGTGGCAACCCAACAAGCAGCCGAATAGACCTTTTGGGCGATAGCAACACCGGTGCTCGTCGAGAGAAACATGCCCATGGCAGTAACCACCATCATGGCAGAGTTGAAGGTGCGCATTTGGGCGTCGTTGAGCAAGCCCATTTGGTTGGCGATGTATCCGATTGCGGTGCCAGCTGCGCCGATCCCAGCCATGGCAGTGCCCAAGTTTTTAATTCTAGCCGTCAAAGCCTCTGCATCAGTCTTAATTCTGGAGAATTCCCCGCTTGCCCTGTTAACAGCTCTAATGGTCACAGCTATTTCTCGAAAACTCAAAGCTGAGCCTCCGCCTTGGCAGCCCAAATAGCGTCGAGGATAACTTTTTCGAGAGCCGGCAAGTACTGCTCTAACGCAGGCGACAGGTAAGGCCGAGCCCTCATATTTCGTGTTCCAAACTCAACTGCAGCAGCGTATGTGGCCTCAGCGCCCACTTCAACCACCCAATCCTTAACTTTAGCAAAAATAGTGCGCTGCAGATAGCCAGTCCGCAATGGCACAAGCTTCTCAGCTTCCGCCTTAACAGCTTCTGCCCACTCGGCTAGAACCCTTCGGACCTCTTGTTGCATTGCGCTGTCGAATTTTGCCATGGCTGCTTGGAATTCATCTGAGCCTTCCACAGTGCATGTAACTTCTATTGCTGCCGTTTTCCCGCCTCCCTCTCCGCTTTCCGTTTTTCTTCTTCAGCGATTTCATCCATTACGTTCAAGATGTGGCAGAACTCCTGCACTGTTCGGGCTGGCTGCTTTGCAAGCTCGACTGGTGTCCATCCGAAGGTTTGACATAGCCTAAACTCGACAAGAGCACTGTGCGGCTTTCCTCGTCTAACTGCTCTAGTAAAAAACGCAAATCCTCCCGAGACATGCCGTTAAGCGTGTTGACTACCTTCGAGAAAAGCTCCCCAAGCTCAATCGGAATACCTACATCTTCGCCCAACAGCTTCTCAATCGTTATTGGGTGGGTTTGGGGTTGGCCATGCATGCTTGCCATGATGGTTTCAGCTTGGATGGCTATGAAGTCGCTACTCTCAACGTCACCGGACAGCTTGTTGTATTTGGTGTGCTTTTGGATGATGCGGTTACGTTTAGCCCATGTTATCTCGGCAAAGGTGTAGGTGCCTCTGTATTCTTCGCCGAATCTGCCATCAATCTCTAACTTTTCCGTTTTCAACTTTATCTCCTCGGTAACTATGAAATGCTAAGCGGTCCTCTAGCCGTGAAAGGTACCTTTGCATAGATCAGGTCTTCAGATTTGCCGCTCAGTGAAAAGTCAGCCCATTTTGTGTGCTCTACGCTGACTTTGTTGACCTCGCCCAACCCGAATTCAAGGTTCGACTGCTCTACGTCCGCTAAAACGTCATCAGGTTCTTGCCTACTTTCAAACTCAAAGTTCAACTCACCCGTCAGCAGTCGTTTACCCCAAGTGAGATACTTAGCCAAGTGCCCGTTAACCGACCTTATGACAGGGACAGGCTTGCAGCTGTTGTCTATCTGCAGCTTCCAAGAAGTAACCCGCTCGTTCATCACACCGCCGATTTTAACATAACTCTCGCTGCCTGATACGGCGCCAGAATAGTCGGTGTAAGTAGCATCCGCAATCTTGGCTGTGCCCACTTCGATGTCTTGGGCTGGAAACTCAGCTTCACATTCCAGAATGCCGTCTATGTCGCATGTTAGGGTGGCTTTGTCAAATCTTGCGCCCTTGTAGAGCAGGCTTATGATGTCTGTGGCAGAAGCGAATTGTTCCTTGTAGTAGAGCACTTGCAGGGAGAGGCTGGTGTTTAGTTCTTGCTTGACGTATTGCAGCAAGTTTATGGGAGCGTCCGACGGAATGGGATACTTGACTTTTAGAACAGGCTGTCTGAGTCCGCGTTTAAGAGCGACAACATCAATCGATCCTGTGCCTACTACCCTAATGTTGTTTGGGTTTATCTCCGGATCTATGTTGCTGCAGGAGTGCCCAAGCATGGCCGGGTTAGCAGGGACTACGCCGAAGGTACCTTCGGTAGCATAATAGAACTTTTCTTGGTCGCTATGATAGGTGTCCACCATATTTTTCACCCGTGACTATGAAATGGCCACTGACTCGAAGAGCCAAGCCATGATGACAATTTCTTCTTTGTATAGGAACGGCTTGACGTCAACTACATCGACGTCTCGGTAACTGTGCACATCGCAGAACGTTATGCCACGTACGTCAACGGTCGCTTGAACAAAATCACAGTACAAAACGGCAGGAGTTACTCCATCTGAGGGGTTGGTTGTCCGTGCCATTAGGTATAGGTAGCCTTCCTCGTTGACATAGTTCGTGAGGTTAGACGTTAAAGTGACATTCAGGGTCTCGTCTGTTCCCAAAACGCCGGTTTGTGGATTGCTCCAAGCGGCTGCTGCATTATCCCATATTTTTAGGGTAACACCGTTTCCCTGTGGAACAAGCCCAAAACCCTCAAAAGCCAAAATTACACGCTTTAAACACTGCTTTCTCGGTTCATTTCGGCTCTCACCAGCTTTGGAGCCGATTTTGAAGCGGAAAAGCATGAAAGCACGCTCATTTGGAGTGGTTGTGCTAATAGAGTGCCTGTTATCGTCGCTTGCCCAAAGCTTAGGATACTCCGTATTATCCAGCTCACTCCAAAGAGTACTTGAGGGTTCAGGCTCCACCTCAGCGGTTGTATCGTACGCTTTATGGGTTGTAGAACTATCATATAGAGGATAATAACAGAAGATTGTTCTATTTGGTAGGTTGCGGTTCTCGGGAATAATCAAGAGCAACTGCTCAAGAACCTTATCACGAATGACTCTGCCGACATCTGCACCTGCAGATGGCTTGTCAACGGTTACTACAGTTGCTCGGAGGGAGTAGATGCGCCTTCTCAGTTTGCCGTCTAAAGTATGCTTTTGCTGTTGGCAAGGCTCAGAAGTCTTTGAGACGGTTATTTGGGCGTCGTAATCTTTGAGCAATTCCCGGTCATAATTCGCCTGAGAGCATAAGACACGGGCTAAGCCGCCATCGTCTTTTACGACTCTTATACGGGACTCGATTAGGCGCAGAACTGTTATTACCGGGTTTTCTACTTCACTCAACTTGCAATTAGCCTCCTTGCGATGCTTTTGAAGTAAAACCGCTGATTCGCAAACGTAAAGGACATTACTGTCTGGACTTCGTAGTCTTCGCCTTGACACCTAATCTTGTCATGAACCCTAACTGGAAGAAACGTGTAGACCGTCAAGTAATCGTTAAGGTAATAGCCTGCTTCTAGCATCACTTGCTCGGCTTTAAGCGAAGAAACAACTGCCAGCAAATCCAAAGGTTCACCATAAGCCACAGTTACGGCGGCTTCTCGAACAGGATAAAGCGTCACCGTTACGCCCTTGCTCTTCAGAATCTTGGTGAATTGTGTTACTGGCTCCTCGTAATGTAGAAAAAGCTCGGCTAGCCAGCAAACGGTGACTAATGCCTGCTTGTTTTCTACATAGCTGTAGTCTGTATGTTTAGCGCCCCAATACATGAATTCGGCAGCATGCTTGCCGATGACTTCTACGCTGAGTCTTAGGCTTGGCTTGTCATGGTTTTGACGTATTTTCCAAATGATCCCGCTTGTAACGGCGTCGTAGTAGTCGCATGCGCTGAATCGGCTAACTACATCTATGTAGCCTGCCCAGCAGACCGCAGGATCATAGGCTGGATACTTTGCGCTAGCCCTGATATTGTTTAGTTTGTTGTAGACTTTCTGGCAGCTTGCACTCCAGCCCTCGACCGCATACATTCCTAACAGCGCGTAGGCGAATGGGTCATCGTAAACCTCATTCTCAGTTAAGCCCACTCGGTGCCATTTGCCGTCTGCAGGGTCAAAGTCTAACCAAAGATTCTCAAAACCATACCGGAGAAAGCCTATTGCTTTGCTCATAATACCCTGGTACACTGAAGCGTTTGGGACATCGTGTTTCTCGGCTAGCATCATTAAGCCAATCAGCCCATAGAGGCACTCAATATCCAGTTGCAAAAGCCACGCATCGCCAATCGTAACCGCTCTTGCGAAACCGCCGTAGGCCTGCTGGTCCTGCATAGTTTTGAGAAAAGTTCCGCCAGCTAACTTAGCAGCATCCAAATATCGAGAATCATTGATGAGGTCGTAGACTCTTAACAGGGAAGGTATGACCCTGCAGGCGTCTACACTGTAATAGTAAGTGCTATTCTCTGCGCTTTTGAAACCGCCATAAGCCTTACGTGTTGGGTCAAGACATTGCTGGGTTAGAACCCAATCGGCTAAACTTGCGATTTTGATATAGATGGCTGCGCTTCTGTCCGCAAATTGCGGGGAAGAGTAGGCTTCACATAGGAAGTCGATGGCAAAGCTAGCTGCTAAAACACCTTTTCCAAAAGCGGGGTCTGGTGTGCTGGGTGGAATAACGTAGACATAAGGGGCGTAGTCCATGATGAATTGGTAGTAGGCTTCGGGAACGGTTCCCATGCTAAGCGTTCCCCACATAAGGTGTTTTTAGATTGGCTAGAAGCCGCTCAAACTCTACTTGCAGCACGGCTAAGCTGGGCAATGAAGAGTTGGAACTGCTCAAGTCGCCAACTGTGAAGTTTAAGCCGATTGCTGAGCCGCCAGTCAAATAGCAGACCGCGTAAATAGCTGCTAGGAGTGTGATGGCTTCTTTTTGAGCGTCAGTGCAGTTTTGGTAGTCGATATCAGCGGAGAGTTCAAGCTCTAAAGTGACCTCTGCACGCTTAATCATCTTCAGAACTTTAGCATCAGAAATATCCGAATCCTTAACATTCAGAACATCTCTTACGTCTTCCGCTGATACGCTACCCATCGCCTATGCAGCTCCTGCGCTTTCTTTCGGTTTACTTGGTGCGTTTCCAGGTTGGGCGTCCCAGAGTTCCCAGCCAAACTTAACTGCATTCTTGCGGAACTCCTCACTTCGGATAAGCCCAAGTTCAGCGGCCTTGATGAGGTCAGCTGGATTCAGTTCCGGTGTTTCGAGGCTGCCAAAATTCAACCTCACCTTAGCCTTCACAGCATCAAAACCTGATTGAGCAACCACTACAGCGAAGATTTCACGTTCCACCTGTCGCTTGACGTAGCGCTGAATTGGTTTGACAAGCATATCTTGCAAATCCAAAGCTGCATTCGCTGAGGCTTCGGTGAAGCCTGGTGTGCTAAACAGGCGTGGAAGGGGTGTTTCGCAGCCCAGATAGAACTGGTTTACCATGTGGTCAATGTAGTACTCAAAGCGTGCCCGAGGGTCGATAGTAACAGGATCTAGCCGGGCGGGTGTTTTTCCGCTGTAGAAAAGCCACGTGCCCTCTTCACTGCGATTCTTTATCGCACTCTCAAATTGTTTGATGGTTGCATCTTTGGCATCAGGAACAGAAGCTAAGACGTCTGGGCCAGCGTATTTCTCGAATATTTTAGGCATTAGCTTCTCGATTTTAGCCTTCATCCATGCATACGCTGGGCGTTTATCGTTCTCAATCGTGAGCGTGTGCAAAAGCACCTGTAATAAGCCTGTGCCGAAGCCTGACTGGATGTCGCCGCCTAGGCGCCAATGGATAACTGCTTCGGGATTTAACTCGCCGCCTTTATTGTCACGGCTGAGTTCGCGATAACTGCTTTTTAGCTCGTAACCCGTGACTTTGTAGGGCAGCTTTAGGTTAGAGACACTGCTTAAGCCAATGCGTTGGACCCCGTCGATTGGGATGCGTATAGTATCATTCAATTTCTGGGGTGTCAGTCTTAGCCAAAAGTCGTTCCCACAACCGATCAGAGGCTTAGCCATTTCATTTAGCAAGCCATCGAGATTGACATCCTCGCAAAACTTATCGACGGCAGCTTTAGCTTCCGAGGCTTTCTCGTACTTTCCGTCGACTGTAGTATAGAAACCCATACCAACTGTTGAAGCAGATAGAAGATCAATGCTGCTTTTGCAGGTCGGATCTCGATCGTAGAGCTTCATAACGTCTGCAAGCGGAATGCAGGTTGTATCGAAGAATACTCGTCCTTTCGGTGAAGCGACGCCAGAAGCAGGTGCATACGTTAGGACTTCACGAATCTTGTTAATTACCTTACTCAGAACCGATTTCACCTCAGTTTCTTCGTTTTAACAAAAAAAGGGGGATGAGTTGCATGCTTAGCCAACGCTCAAGTTAGGGTAGTCTTTATGCTGGTCATTTTGGCAACAGCAGTGGAACGTAGGATGCCAGCACCGAATCTTGTGGTTGCACGAACGCCATACTTCCCGGTTTTTGTGTCTTCCCAATCTTCTACTGTAATGTCTCGGCGTAGAAGCATGGCAGAGGCGACTCTAGTGTCGATTGCGTAAGCCGTACCGTTTGGCACTAAAGTGCTCGCTTGTACCCTCATGCCAAGGATGCTTCCGACGCTTCCCTGTTCAATATCGGTTTCAGCACTTGGCAGATATTGTGCATGAACAAATTTGTCATCGTTGAGTAGTTGGTGTAGTTGGGTCTCGCTGATCGCTAATACCGTCGGGCGCCAATTTTCGCTTCTTACGGCATCATGTAGTTTAAGCAATCCAGTCCAGCTAAGAACAGCGTTGCCGCCATCAATTGGCGAGCCGCCTGCTAAGTCAGCATTCTCCACAGCACTATATAGAGAAATTATGTCTGTAGTCTCTTGCATACCTAAAGCTCTGCCAACTTTTTCCACCATGTTATCCATGACATTCCACGTCGCGTCTTCAAGGAACTCCCGTGTCCATTCTTCCGAGGACTCAGAAAGCACGTTAGTATAGATGTCAATGAAGGAATTCTTTTTTCCACTAAGTCTTGTTAGTGATCCTTCAGAATAGCGGTAAGCGACTGCGTCGGTATCAAGTGGGAAACGTTCTGTTGTTTCTGTGGTTGGCATAACGTTGATGATGTTTCTGCCGATTAGCTCTGGGTATGCTGCCTGTACTAGGGTGTCATGCATTCTGCCAAGGGCGCCTGTCATGTCGCTGAATAGGCCTTCTTTTATGCCCATAGCAACATAGCGTTTGAGGAATGGGTGGTCGGTTTTCTGCTTTAGTTTCTCGTAGACTTCCCGTTGGTCATTAGGTTTAGCCATCAAAGTTTCAAACAATCGCGGTTTCAATGCATTCACTTCTCCACGTCAATGAAAATTAAGTCGCCATCTGCTGCGGCTGATTCTAATGCGGTTCCGAGTTTGCGATTATAGAATACGGTGTAGGTTGCTGCGCCGCCTTCGTTAACCGGTTGGTCTACGTACTGCGTTACTTTGTTGCTGCCTGCGCTGCATACGCCGTATCCTCTTGCAATGGCGCCGTTGGCTACAACTTTGACTCTGCCTTTCTTGAGCACCGGACACATAGCGCCGGCAGCAACGGATTTGACGGCTACGCCTATGGCCATATCTCCGCCGGGGCTTGGTGATACCTTGTCATCTGAGCTTAGGTGGACTGGTGAGCCTTTGGTCACTGCTGATTCAGCCTCAAAAGATTCTATCTGGGCGTTGGGGTCGTCGGTTTCTCCTGCAGCCATCCAGGGTTTGCCTGTTTTATCAGTCATCTAATTTCAAATCAATTCGTTTTCTTGAATTTCCCAAAGTTCGTCCTTTGGTACTCTTCCTCATAGAAATGAGCAAAAGCACAGCTAGCCGCCTCCCTCTAGCTGTTTGACTACTCTTCGGAGTTCTTGGCACATGCGCTGAGGTCCCAAACCCCAGCTGCGCTGAATCATCGGCGAAGGCAGAACTGCCTCAACCATACCTGCAGCCTCCGAAACCGCTATCATCTTAGGCGGATTCTTTAGCAACCCACCATCTGGGACCTGTTTGCGTAAGTCTTCAATTGTTCTTTGAGCCTCAGTCAGTTTGCCTTCAGTTTGATTGAGCCTTTCCAAAACCTGAACATTACTTTCAGGAATACCAGGAACCGCGACTAGGCTTAACTCGGCATTATGCATGCCATGGGGAACTTTGCCATCCACCAAATCGACCGCTTCATAGTCTGCTCCGACGCTTACGTGCTGAACGAGGCCTTTGCGGATTTTCTCGCCTGTATCCCCATCATAAATCTCTGCTTCATACCAGAGATTGTGTCCATCCCAGTCAGTTTTAGTTACCTTGCCGACAGCGTTAGGTACGGCGACATGCTCGATGTAGACGGGTGCATTGGTCAGCTTACTTGCAAAGTTCTGCAGCTCCTCAGAGGTGTAGATGTTGAGGTTTCGACTCATGCCTGTACACATGGCCACGCCTCGAATACGCAAGGGCTTATCGGATAAAGCCTCAAGAACCTTAAAGGGTAAAATTGATGCTACATGCTCCCGAAAACGCTTACAATCCTTACAGCCAACACTACCCTGAGACATCGCTAAATCGCCACCAAACTATTCGGAGGCTATGCATAAATTACTTGAGAGCCTAAACACGATCTATATCGCAAACACGATTGCAATAGGGCAAAATTGAAAAAGCCACATTCAGGGGTGTTTGAAGAAAATGTCAATCGACCGCATATCCCTCTTAGCATACAGACGTTTTTTAATCTAATAGGTAGGTTGTCCTTAGCGTCAAAGCCAGTTTCAAGCAAATTTATATTATGAGTTCTGTATATTTGCACAAAGAGGGCAAAGTAATCATGGATCCAGTTCGCTTAGGCGTTCGAGTTACAGACATAGAAAGGGTGCTTGATCAATTCGAGTCACCAATTCTCGGAAATAACTTCAGAGCAACGCTTCCCGCAGGAAGAATCGCCAGGTTGCTAGTAGCGCTACAAGGACAAGAAATTGTTTCGATGCCTGCACTGGAGTCTATAGCATACAAACAAGCGCATATTTCTTCCTTTGAACTAAAAAAGGCCTACTTGCCGCTTTTCGCTGAATGGGGATTCGCCAGAGTCTACGACAAGAAAATCGAGGAAACAATAACTAGCCGCACCGAGGTTCTACGTCAAGCGGGCAAGATGTGGGAAGAATCAGATCCTAATCAGGTAGAGAAACTGGCCGTTGACCTATTTGACACCACATCCGTGTCTCCAGCGCCAAGTAGCAAAGTTCAAAAGATTCTTTCCAGCTATAACGAGTCAGTGGGGCAAAACTCACTAACCCATCTCTCTGAAAGCGGTCTTGTTGATAATTTTCAGTTCGATGACGGACAATGGTACTACTCACCGGAAATTTTTGGGGAGAACTACCCTAAGACACTAGAATACCTAAGAAGCCAGACTGAGAGTAGACAGCAAGAAATTAGATCTGTCGTTGAGAGCGTTCTTACTAATCAGGGCTTACCTCACGATGCCCTTAAAGCAGGAACCGATGAGAAACTGATAAACCAAATGGCTGGCGCAGGTTTACTTATGGGATATCCACTCTCCATCGGCAGCAGAACATGCCCGTTCTACTTTACCCCAGACATAAGAAATCGCTTTGATAAAGAAGGTAGAGGCGACAAGTTTGAATTAATAAAGGCAGGGATGGCACACTTCCAGTACGCTTTTAGGTTGGCAGATCAAAGCACAGGGCGACTGAAATTCGGGCCATCAGTTTTCCTAAACAGCCTGTTGGAGAAAGGAAAAGCAGGCGATGCTACCGCAATTGGTACTGATTATGACCTGCTAGTCAAGAATGGACTAGTAAAACTTGAGCCGACTACTGGGAGCAAATACCGCTTTTTATTACCAGACTCAAAGGAAAAAATCGCAGATTTAGAAGCAATCCGGGATGCCTTCGAAGAAAAATGGGTTGTGCCTCAGATGGACCTGTCAACAATGGGTATTCCATCAACCGTTATAGCGGGCGATTCTATAGTCTATAGGTCGAGTAAAGTAATGCAGGCTAAATCGTTGGCAAGAGAATTCGCTAAGGATGTCTTTAAACTATGAGTGCTGATCGGGGCTTTGAACTAGAGAGAAGGGCGCATCGTCTTGTTTGGTGCTTGGGCTACTTCGCTAGGAGAGACGTTCTCATTTACTCAGAAGAAAATGATCAAATAACCGATATAGACGTTATAGGCTTGAAATTTGACGATACTCTTGCACAAAGCCTTGTGATTGTGGAAACCAAGAGCGAAAAAGGATTTCCATCCATCCTCAAGTTGAGAGGATTGATTGAATACTACTCATCAAATACTTTAGCATTAATGATACGACCGAACATAACGCCAGCGATTATTAAGTTTGCTGAACAGTTAGGAATTAGAGCAATGCACACCGCTCGGCTAGATGAGGTGGAAGAAGAATTAAAAATAAACGATAAAGCATGGTCGCCACTCTCTTTTTCGACTGATTTCGACAAACGCTATCTTGCAGCAATTAGTCTGCTCTCAAGCTCAGGGTATAAGAAGGAAACACTCTTACGGCATATTTTTTGGGTTGAAGAAAACCCTTTTCATAAACTTAAACTCATCAAAGAATCAGCGAGTAATTTGAATACCAAAGTACCAGACGTAAGCGAACGAGCGCTGAAATCTGCTCTTTCACTTTTACTGGTCGATTTTACGGCGTTATTCAGCTTAAGCCTACTACAAGTATGTAGCGTATTATATACACTGCCCCAACACCAAAGACGAGCAGTATTTATTGATAAGTTCATTTCCGGTAAATTGACTACGAAAGAGAAAAATGAAATCATAGATAAAACATATACTCTGATTTCTAAATATACAAAAAGCATCCTCAATGCGCCATCTATAGTTAGGAGAGAGGACTTTTCCTTAGTTCCTGACTATTCCGATCAGATTTATGCACTCGCTGAACGGTTGCTAAAGCGACCGCATTACTCTAAAGACTTAGCCAGACTATTTGATGTTTACATGACATTGGTACTTTCCGACAAAAAGCCAACACTTATCGATCTTCAAGGCTTACTAAGCATGCCTAAGGATGACTTCGACTTTACTCTCAAATTCGCTAGAGATACGATTGAAGTGCTATTTAACAAAAAGATTCCTGAACTTTTTATGCCTCTAATGTTAGAGCAGCAATCGTAAAGCACGAATGGTAAGCAACTCTACAGGTAACAAAACATTATCTCCACTATAGAAAAGCTGATGTATGATATAACAACCAGAGGATGAATTGACGGCAAATCTTTATTTAACAAAAGTCAGACAAAACTAAGATATCCATAAGAGAAAACGTCTGGTGGCTTGTATGGCATGCGGCGAAGATAAAGAGTCTAAGATGTTAAATATTATTTCAAGATATTTTGAGGCTCAAGGTTGCCGATGCTATAAGGATTATTTTATGAGAGAAGGGGAAAGAAAGTATAATTTTGATCTATTTTGTGAAAGCGATTCAGGCCCTGTTATTGTAGAAGTGAAAGTTTTTGATTTTTTACCCTCTTCTGTAGTTTATGCCTTGATAGGTAGAATGAGAACTAGTTCATTCGACAGATTGAAGCTCTACCTTGCAGTTCCATCAAGAACACGGATGCTTAGAGAAGCAGAGTTAGCGATGCAGCAAAATGGTATCGGACTTATAGTAGTTGATAGCGACAAATTAGATTTTCGAATTGAAGCCAAGCCATTCATAACTCAAGCGTCTGTAGCGTTGAACGAGATTTTAAAGTCATTTATTGAGGCAGTTAACTCGGGTTTGATTCAATCGGCGCCGATTGGATTGAATCCTGCGACTATTGTAAACGCCATTAACACTTCAGCGCCCTATTCAGCGAAAATGTATTCATCGTTAAGGCAAGCTACGCTAAATCCATACAAACTTCGAATTTCTAGGGAACTCGTCGACAAGTTAGAAAATATCAAGCATTTAAGTTACGCTAGTTTACTTACGGATTTTAAAAGGGACTACGAAAAAGTCAGTGACCCAATTAAGGAAAGTAAACTAATTCTTGAAACGTTACAAAAACTATGGGAGGGCAAATATGGCAAAAATGAGGCCGCTAAATTATTCGATTCTTTTAACAAAATTGAGCCTGTGCTTAAAGCGATTCCTAGGTATAGGGATCACTTTGTTCACCCGTTTCAGGTTTTTCTCATGGGAAGCCTAGTTATAGATGCCAATTATTCGCTTTTTCACAGGCTACATGAACAAAAATTCGATAAATGCAAAAAGGACTCACTAGATTTCGCATGGCTCGTTTGTTCAACTTTCCATGATATTGGTTATCCAGTTCAACTCTATGAAGTATTTAGCAAGAAATTCTTTAGCGACTTTCTACAAGCAACCGATTCACCAGTTTTAATTCAGACAGAGAAACTCCTATTTAGCGAAGGTAATTTGAATTATATTGATAATCTCGCTGGTCTATACAACCATTATAAGAGCGCAAAGAGACAATGGGTTTATAACTCAACTTATAGCATGGATCCTGAGCTGAGAAGAATTAGAAATAGTATTATTTCAGAAGCACAACAAAGGAACCATGGCATAATCAGTTCCTTGAGCTTAATAAGAAAAATTCTAGCTGAAGATTTTGTAAAAAATGATTTAGAGAATTATTTATCAGGGCGTTTTTCAACCGATATTTTCCCAGCCGCTTTAGCTATGGCCTTCCATGACGAGCATATGCTATCAAAACTTGGTACACCCTTGGTTTTTGAAGAAATGCCTCTATCTTTTCTTTTAGTCTATTGTGACCTTATACAAGAGAGTGGGCGATCTGAAGAGGCAGAAATTGTTGATTTAAAGGATTTCATATGCGAACCCGGAAATACAGAGGCAACTTTAGTTTTCAGCGGTGCAACTGAATATAAAAAGAAATTTGACGAGATGGAACGGATTTACGACATAATACTAAGTAATAAAACCATATTCTCATTATCTTTGAGACATGCAGGTTCTAATTGTTCTAGAAGTACACCAATAAAACAATACTGAAGGCGACAATATTAAACGTACGAGCGCTAATAGGAAACAAGAAAATTTTTGATGTTTTGGCTTCCTATCAATATCAAGATTTAAGTTTTTGAATCGCCTTTTATTTAATTTCATTAACTTCAGCGCGCGCTTAACGAACTCAAAATCTGCTTTTGCACGCTCTGTTTTCATTAAAGCATTCCTCCTAGAGCGGGTTACATTGGGCGTTTTCATCTTTAACTTACGAGCAATCCCATAGCTTAGCGTTAATGGTTTGAGAGCCTAAACACGATAATGAATTAAAGACTGGGTTACATTTCCAAAAATTTATATCTTATTTATATCTTATAAGATATATTGAGTGTGGATCATTGTTGAAGAAAGTTTTGGTGAGTTTGCCCAATGGGGTCTTCAAAATCGTTAAAGGATTAAAAGGTCAAATAGGCGACAGTGATAGCGAAGTAGTACGTAATATTGTCGTTTCTTATTTGTCAGAACAAGGTTACTTTAACACATTGGCACCAATTGATTCTTCACCCAGCTCTGAATAAAATTCGGAACCAAACCACTAAACACTATCAATCATTGATTCAAATGAGCATCAATAAATATAGCAATGGGACAACTAGAACACTCTGCATCTCCGCAAGTTACAATTTCTTTTATACATTCGCGTAATTCAATATTTTTATAGGTTGCGAAAACGTGCTTGGCAAGTTTATACTTACTAAAACGGTCTTTACATATATGCCCATTACTTAGGAAACGAATCAAACATTTTTTCCTTAAAGCAAATAGGCTTGAATAGCTAGGTCCATCTGTAAACCTTTTTGCCTTTTTGACAACACTTAATTTTTTTTCGGAAACAAGTATTAAACCAATACTATCGTGATCCCAATTATCTATCCTTTTATTTGTAGCAACATAAGCGTAATCAACGTATTCTTTCACTTTATCAACTTGCTCGAAAGCCCGGCTTAACTTGTCCCTATCAGATTTCACCTCAATATAGGTCAAAAACCCATTCTTTTCTAAAAGAATATCTAATTCAGAGATTATTCGCCCATATGAAATATTTAATTGAGCATGTGGGACCACAGCGAATCCTTTAGCTGTGTAATATTTGATTAGTTTTTCAATTATCTCTGTTTCGTAAAATCCAACTCTTTTGGGAGAAGTACTAAGATTTTGAACTTGCACTATTGTTCTCCTTTTTCCATAAGTGACGATTTTTATTATAGATTTCTTGAGTTAGAGGGTATAAACGCGGTTCCTCCGATTTAGCTGTTACTAAAATGGCACAACCATATCTTATGTTGGTTTTGCGCATATCTTCAGGATGCATTTCAAACGTTGGTTCTCCAGTAACAAAAAATCTCCAAGTTCCTTCCATGCTCTTTCGTTTAAACTCATATCGAAATACCTTGACATGCGATTTTTTACTAAGCTCTTCTGGATTTGCCAGTTGAGCGTAGCTTTTTTCATTACCGGTCTTCTTTGCATACAATTTCATATGTGTAGTAAGTTGGGGGGTGGCAGTTTTGAAATTATCATCTGAGTGAACAAGAAATACCTCAATTTTTTGCACAAATTTCGGGATACGGATCCTTCTTATTCTACTCTTAAAGAATCGATTCTTTTTTCCTTGGGTGACTTTATCTGTAAGAGGAAGTGTTCCTTCGGTTATTAGAAGCGCATGTAATGTGTCACAGTTATTTTCAAATTTTGTTTCACCAAAACCTAGGCATGCCCTAATTGGATCAGTTTTATCGTGTGACTCCTTATGAATTTTAGAGAAAGCTAACGCAATTGCTTTCAAAGTTTCAGCGTTTTTTATGCCCTTACCGTATTTTCCTTCTATTTTCGATATTTCATGCATCACTAAAGGGGTAGCAAAACTGGTTCCAATAAAGCAACAGCTATCGCCATTGCTATCAAAAGTATCAACGCCCACGTTAGTTATGGAACCATCATTGCATTGATTGCCGCCATGCTGCACGATTTCAGGTTTAGGGCAGTTAAACAAGTTTGGCGTTGCTGTTCCGCATCGTGTGAAAGGAGAAAGCTTATGCTTTCCTGCTATTGTATCTAATGAGTCCTTTTCTGTGATAGCGCCTACACTTAAAATATTTACAGACCTAGAGGGATCTTTTACTGGATAATCACGAATATAGGATGGATAAGAGAAACCGCTATTAATTTTAGAAATTAGTTCATTAGTATTAATATTACCGGCACTAAATGTTACGCAAATATTCTTCTGCTGAATGAGTTTGTTTAATTGAGCAGTTTCGTAAGGTTGTTGATAATCAAAGACGACAGAGGAAGTGAATAAACGGACACCCGCAGCTGAGTATTTATTGATAGCTTGGATAAATCCTTTGTAAGCTAAGGTTTCTCGGGTATGTCCCCAAACTTTGTAAGAAATTATCCGAGCGGTTTGCTGATTTAGGGTTTTACCAAGGGCAGCTAGGCATGCCACGGGTGTCCCATGTCCACCATCAGGGTAACCATCCTCATAATCTAGAAATCCGGAAACACCATCTCTTTGTATAACTGAATTTTGCAACTGAGGTATAGAACTAACTCCAGTATCCATTACACAGATAACTGGTAATGGAGTTGTATACACGGAGACAGAAGCAATACTACTCTTGACTCTTAGATTCTTACCGCTTCTTCTGGGTGTTTTTTGGAAATTTTCTACACTTGCCTTGGGAATCTCGTTTAGATAAAATATGACGTTAGAGCTCTTGACTAGTTCTGTTAGTTCTTGACTATTAAGGTCGGCAAATACGATTCCTGAATCATCCCAGTCTACAACACTATTACGCTTAGATAGATAATCGATTATTTGTTTGAGGTAATCTCTCACTAAATCATTCGAAATATTTGGCATAAGGTGGATTGCTAAAAGTTTGCTCTCCCATGGGTCTTTTTTAAGATTTGATGGAACTATCTCATTATACAAAAGGGGGCTAAACCTTTTTATCGCTTCAAATCGTTGGCTTTTAAAATTCCTACTTTCCGACAACTTGGATAAACTCAAAAGAGGGCATGAAACAAGCAGCTTGTCATGAGTAGGATTTAGATAAGCCAGTATTTCAGCAGACAAATTACTCAGGAACTCGCGGTTTTTAGGAAGAAAAATACGAACAGGCCCCAGAGTTCCGTTTTCGTGCAGAATTTGTTTTCCTGATAGGCCGAGGACAAAATATGCTTTCTCTGCACTCTTGAGAGTAGTTGATTGAATAGACGATACAGTTGACAGTATTTGGTGATCAATTTCCTTTGAAGCCCACTCCGCCTCAAAGTCATCTGTCTCATAATGAACCCACTCTCCATTGGAGGTAGGATAAGTTTTTTCTCGATCTTTATGGAAAGTTTTGGATGGAACAAAAATAAAGTCATTTAGATCGGAAGCTTTTCGCAAACAGGTTATCCCTATCTTTAAGGTTAGTAAGACACTTTTAAAATTTGCCGAAAAAACGCTTGCTCATAAGCCAAGTTTATTTGTCTATTTAGGAGTGGTTTTAAAAATTGGTTTTTTAAGTCCAGCGGCAAATTCCAAATCAGCCTTTGCACCCTCCAGTTTCCTTAAAGCATTCTTTCTGGAACGAGTAACGTTGGGTATTTCCATTTTTAACTTGCGTGCAATACGATAATCACTCAAGCCCTCGGAATGTAACCGTAGAATCTGTCGCTCAAGTTCAGTCAATGCCATAGGCTATGGCTCCTCTTTAGAAACGCTATGCAGAGCCACGTTTTCTGCTAGCAAGTCCTTATCTGACTCTTTGTAGGCGTCTACGCCAAAGCTTGTCATAGCCCAGCACCAACCCCGCCGCTCAACAACCACCGAGTCCAATTCCTTAGATAACCGCTTATTCATTCGAACAATCCGTCTAGTCACTTGATGTCTGGCAATCTTAAATTGAGCTAATCTGGCGGCTATATCTTTAGGGAGCAATCCGGGAGCACCTGTTTCAAACAACAGTTGGAGAATTGCTTTGTCGATCTCATCTTCGCAGGCTGCCTCTTCGATAAGCGACTTCTCAAAGTGCAAGGAGTCCTTCAGGCCAGCAAAGATAACCCTGAGCAGCAACTTGATTTCAGCGACGTCTCGGTCGAGTTTCTTGTCCTTGGCAAGTAGATACTTGAGTTTCCCAACCTTGTCGGCTTGGCTACGCTTGGTTTTTGGCACTTTTTGGGGTGAAATAGCTATGTTTTGAACAGGTTCATCGCTTGCTTCCATGTCAAAACGCACACTCCAAGTTTTTCGCTCCATTCAGACAGGCAAGGTTTGAGGCTCTGGCATCTACACCAATTGATTGTGGGAAAGGAGCTTCTGAAAAGCATGGACTTTTCCCATGCCTAAGATATGATACCAAAAGTGCTTTTGAACAAGTTTCAACCGCTAAAATGAGGCTATGAAACGTAGCTTTTGCCTCCGTTTTCAGAAGCCTTAGTTGCCTCTTGTGCCCCGCCTTCTAGGCTACCTGCAAGCTTTCCTAGGGCGTCAGCGACTTTAGCGAAGTCGCCGCTCATCTTCTCCAACTTTGCAAGGCTGCCAGAGATTCTCTCTAAATTGGTTAGAGCGGTTTCTACTTGGCCTTCAAGTTTCTTGACCCGCTCGGGCATCAGCAAATACTCTACTGCTGCGTCACGGCCAAGATGATCCAGTTCGCCCTCGTCTTCGCCTGGGCTGTCATCTATCAGTCGCTTTGGCGTGCTTACCTCAAAGTAGCGATTTAGCAGATTCGCTACAGGGTCGTCGATGCCTAACTCATGACGGTTGTTAATTGTACCCTGCCCCAAAAAGCAACCATACTTGCTAGTTAAACCCTGGGCAACTCGGTCAGCCAAGTTCTTAGCCAAAGTCACCAATTCTCCCGGGCTGCGACCGTACAGCGTCTCAACATGCACAATCCAAGACGTCGTCGTATGCCTCACCTTGACACCTTGTTCTAACCCTAAAAGAGCCGTCCAATTCTGCATCTCAATCCGCTTAAAATCAGCCAATGGATAGACACCCTCACGCAGCACCGGATACTTGAAAAAACACCGATGCAGCCGAAAGACGCCGCTGCTAAAGAGGACACCTTCACAGGATATGAGAAAGTTTTGACCGCGCTCGGTTAACTCGTAGTCGATGATGTTGCTGCGTTTCAAGCGACGGATTAAGCCTGCCTTTTCCAGCTTCTTAACATAGTAAGCAACATGTTGCCGCTTCCATCCGCGGACACGCCCTATCTTGGCAGGGTACATTTTGACCTCTATACCTTTGAGGATTGGGATGACGCGGGACCGAACGGTATTGAAGTCAAATTTGACTTTTGACTTTGAGAGCGAAATATTTTGACTTCTATCATTAGCGCTAACCAAGAAGTTCACCTCAGTTTTTAATGACCGCTTCTCGTCTGTGGGGTCGGAAGTTACTGCAAGCGTCCCCTGAAGCTACACGGCCAATAGTTGACCGCTTGCTCATTTTGGCACTAATGCATCGGCCGCACCAGTCGGCGCAGTCAAAGCATTTGGCCCCATCCATCAGAAAAGAGCCTCCTGTGAAAAACATTGAAGCCTAATTACAATTAGGGCATGGTTTTGCTTCCATCGTAAAAAGCATCTAATAGACTCTATAGGAAAGAAAAAAAGAGATTGGAAAAATGGCGAGCCCCCTGTTCGCCATCTTTTTAAAAAGTATAAATTAAAGGCTAGAAGGAAGTAGCCCAGAAGAGATTCGAACTCTTGTCAAAGGCTCCAGAGGCCTCTATGCTTGACCACTACACCACTGGGCTGCGGTAATCACAGTGAAACAGCGTGCGGTTTTATAACTTTACCGTTGCTCTTTGATAGAGTTCTTGGCTTTTTAGCCATGCGGACACAGTAGCATTTTTAGTCGGCTCTGTTGTAGTGGCATACAGTCGCCTGTCGCCTGACCTGCTTTGGCTAATTGGCGCAATAGTTGGTTCAGTCGCGCTGACTTTTATGTTGTTTCGGGTTACCTGTAAAGGGTATTGTGATATGATAAAAATTTTTAATTTTGTATTCGGTACGAGACACAAATTAGCTGTCTGAACTAATCTTGTGCTCATTTTTCCACTTTCTAATTGTATGTATTTACCGCTAACTTTCAAATAAACTCTAGGATTTACCATAAGTAATCTTTCTCTTCTAAAAGTCCTAAATCTTCTTCCATGTCATCATCTTGGGTTGATTCGGGGTTATCGTTGTAAACGCTCTGGTCTAAGTTTGGCTCTTGGCTGTTCTCTGTTTGTTCTGCTGGAATTGGCTTAAATATATCAAGGATTCTTTGAAAGAGGCTCTTAGGTTTAGGTTTGGGTCTGGGTTTAGGCATGTAACTAAACCATTTCGCTCTTATCTTATAGTTTATTTGATATGGCTTTCCTTGCTGTTTCCATGTGGGGCTAGTGAATGTTTGCCCCTCAAAGAACCAATTGCGTTGAGGCAATTCTGAAAAGTTAACGTTATACTGCTTTTCTAACCTTCTATGGTAGGATGTTTTATCGCTCTCTGGAATCTTACCATAAGCCGTTAGTTGCTTCGTCCTTATAGTTTTGCTAAAATCTGTTTCACGTTGGCAACAGGTATAAAATGCTTCTAAGTTGTTTCTGCCTTCATTGAATACAGTTAAGAATTCCTCTGCTTCTGCTTTCATCGTTGACCTAACGTTAAACGCATCCTGTGCTTCTTCAATAAAGTAGGCTATCTTCTGTTTAGGTTGGTTGTTAACTGTTGTTTCTCTTTGCTCTCTCTGTAGTGCATCAAGATAGTTTATGACTGTACGGATAAAGAAACCACGTTTGGAAGGTTTTCGACTTTTTAGCCTAAATAGTATGTCTTTTTCGCTGTCTAATGCTAACTTTACTAAATTCCAATTGTTCAAGCTGTACCGTTCTAACTGTTCTGTTGTTTCTATGTCCTTAGCTAAGGTAATGTCGTGTTCTCCAACTGTAAACACTGGAATCTTTGAAAACCCATAGAGCCAAGCTTCTGAGCCGTCAAAGCAAATTACTCTGGTGTCTGGTAAAATTCGCAAATATTGAGCCATCGAAAACAGCAATCTTGTTTTTCCGTGTCCTTTACTTGCATTGGCATGAATTCCGCCTTCGCTTAATCCTTGTTGTACTATGCTCTGAAACTGCTTTTCGCTATGGTCATTGATGTTAGACTGCTTAGGGGTTCCGTGGTGTTTTACCATGCCATAAGTTGACTATTGGCGTTCATTTAAGCCTCTGCTTCGATGAACTTCGATAATTTTAGCCCTTTTTTGACTGAAAAGCCCAAATAGGTCACCGATTACACACATAGGGCAGCCTCAAACTAGTTTTTTCAGAAAAGTTGGCATTCAATTAATAGCTCTATATTATTCTTAAAAAAACAAGCGATAAAATGATGTCGTGTCAAAAATGTAGGCTGCCTCTAATGGTGAATTATACTCTAGTAAGACGTTAGAGTACTGAGTGATGATGTGTGAGACTTTAGAGGTAGCCCACAATTTTTTGACCTAACTTTTTAGGTTAGCGTTTTCTCAAGGGGTACGGGGATGTTTTTACTCGGAACATTGCCGATTTATAACTGTTTTACAATCGCCGCAAACATACACAAATAAGTTATCTTGAATAGCTAAATAACAAACAGTAGACCTTTTGCAGTTTGGACAAATATTACCCATATCTAATCACTCCAATTAAAACTGTATTTCTTGCCTAGACGCTCAAGTTTAACCAATTCTACCCTCTGACTGGCAATATCAAAGGGATATTTGGTTATGATTCGTTGGCGCATACGCCTAAACTCTGAACCGCATTCGCTACAACAGTATTTTTGCACTTCATAGAAGGGCTTCTCAAACGGCTCATGACACCAACGACAACACGGATTCAACTTTATTTAGCGCCTTCTAGACGGTTGTTATGTAGCTTTTAATTTTTCCAGAATCGTCTAACTCTACAGAACCAAAAGTGTACCCAGAAGTTTCTAGAATACGTTTTGCCTCTTCTGCTTCTATTTTTATTGGCTCATTCATGTGAACCGTTAAAATGTCGGTGCTTTCTAGGTGTGCTGCCATACATCTGCCTAGTGAAGAGATATCCATGAGGTAGTGCTTTTTATCGTCACCAAATTTTAGAATAATGTTCTCGGTAGCATCTTCTCTAATTTTCATAGTGCATGATTGTTTGAAAAAGGCTTTTGCCTTATGACCGAAAGCAGTATTATCGTTGTAAGTTTGTACCATTAGAATATCAAAAGTTGCTTCTCTGCTTATACCTTCTAATTCAGTAGGCTTGTATAACTGACAGGTGTTTCCCGTTATTTCTTTCCAGTAGAAGCTTTTCCCGTCTTGATACCACATGCCAAAAGCTGGCTTATGCTTAGTTGATAAACTCATTAATCCTCACCTGTAAGTTATGCCACTTTAAGCGATTCTCTCTTAGCTTCTGATTATACGCTTGTTTGGTGAGCTTGACTGACTCAGAATCAAACTCTGATATCGGTAAGTCATGCTTTAGCAGTAATCTACTTTCACCCTGAAACTCTATGTCTATCCCTGACTTGAGAACTCTTTTTCCCAAAATATTCAAAATTTTTCTGCAACCTGTATTCCCCATCTTTGCCAACTGCTCAGTTTGATTGATAACGTCTGCTTCATCTTTCCCCTTTATCCAGCTTGGGTCTATGTCTGAATTTGCTATATCGATTGGAAAATGAACTCTATGCGAATTTGATTCATACTGAGCAGTATCGCCGCCTTGAGGGGCAGGTTTTGGGCTGTTAACGTATTCTGCTTGCTTGCGTTCTTTTTCATTAATTAAGCGGTCTTTTTCTTGTGATAAGAGCGCCTTAATGGTTTCATCCTTAGCTTTTAATTGCTCTTCATATTGGCTCTTTAGCCTCTCTTCTAGTGCGACAGTATCGATTTTTATCGTCATGTTTTTAGTTGTTTGCTGTTCTTCAGTCATAGCTTAGTCATCCTCTATCTGTATCGGCTTAACAGCTCTAGAAAAACGGGCATTTTCACCTAACAATTGAGGTTCAGTATCATGCTTGATGAATGGTTCATTTAGTGTCAGGTTAGTGCCTCTAGACTTTGCGAAACTTTTAGGGGATTGGTTTTGAGCTTCTTTATTGATATCAATTGCGTTATTAGTGGCGGCTAGCTGTGATTGTGAAATAGAGCTAACTATACTATCAATCTCTTCTTTCATAGTTGGTTTATTCCGTTTATCAAAACTCATATCAATCGACATCCAAAACTTCATTCAAGGCGTGGTTCTGCCCGTATATGAAATAGCATTTTCTAGGCGTTACAGAAATCAAAACCGTATTCTTAATTGTTGTAACAGCTAACCTTTGCATTGTGTCAGGTGATTGAGTGGCTAAATCAAATATTTGGTCAAATACTTCCTCAATTAGCTGAGCATTTGAACGCTTACCTAGTTTTACTTTTAAGTAATCTAATTCTGCATTAAGACGCTTGTTTGAATGAATCTTATATTCGCTTTTACGTACTTTTTTACTTACCATAAACAT